CGAGACGCGAGCCGATATTCGTATTCGTGGACGAGGAATCGACGCCGCAAACCGCGCACGAGACACCGCCACCCGCACACGAGTAGCTGCACGACCGGCACACCACACGGTTTGCTGTACCTGATGATGTAAAAACATCACAATAATAAGTAGTTGAACTACCTTTCTGAGAATTAACACCAACAACATCCATATACTTCTGATGATACATACCTGTACAATATCCATCAACAGTTCCAGACTTTACCTTTCTAGTGCTTCCATCTGGCATTTCGATAAGCAACTTATATTGTTCCTGCGCATTCGTGTTAGGCAAAGAAACACCTGACAACCATTCATACTTATCACCGTACAAATTCTCATATCCCATGCAGTTTGTATTGTAAATGAGAGAATATACATTCTTTCCATCTTCATTTGGGCGTACATACCATGCATTGGAAGTCTGATGTGCTCCTCCATCTGAATTATAGCTTATGGTATCCTGCATACCAAGCAATGCCGTAGTTCCGATATTTCTCTGTTCTGTTGACTGTCCATATCCGCACTGGTCCTGAGAATCACGACGACCATAGAAAGCAAAAAACAAGTTAGCTATATCCTTGTGCATCTCCCAGTCAATAAGTTGAAGTCCCCTTTGCTTGGCATAATAGATGAAATCACTCTGAGTCAATGAGCCAACACTTGCATTACCTGTAGCAGCCGAATACAATTTACTACCTATCGTACATGCCTCAAAGACAGCTACCAGACACGGTTCATGCTCAACCCAGTCAGGTTCCATATCTTCAATCTTATCGCTGTTGCTCAATACCACGCAATCAAATTCCGCATACTTATGAATAGTAAAGTTCAATTCCGTAGCCCCTTCCGGAACATCACAGATAATATACATACCATTGACAAACCTGTTGTTTAGAGAATCTACAAAAACATCCTTCACTACATTCTTTCCGGAATCCGTAAAACATGACCCAATCATTGATGTACCAAGTACAGTCGGGAATCTCACTTTCTTATATCCAAACACGTTAACTTTACAGACAAGATAATTTGAATCCTGTGAATAAGCATCATCAAGATGCTGTCTTCCAACAGTCAGTTTATACCCTTCACGCACATTCTTTTCAGACTCAATCTCATCATAACCAATAACCTTACATTCAGGTCTATCCGGCATTTCTTCATTCGAACTGAAACATGAATACTTCTTGTTATTCAGGTAGTCATTGATACCCTTATACCAATAATGAGGCTCATAGATATACACGTCACCTTCAGTAGAATCCAACTTAGCCGGTGTTCCTGAAGCTGCTACTTCCGCATCCGCATAATAATTACTATCCTCATCATGAAGCTGGCATATAACCATCTTTCCTTCTGATTTCAGCTTACCAAGTACCCGATGTCTGTTTCTCCTGATAACTGATATATGAGCACTTGTCTGATAAGTATTGCCAAACTTGTATCCGGTCTCATTATCAAGGTTAGATATATTTGCATCGTCCGGAACTGTATCATCAAACTCAATCATAGTATATTGAGGCTGACGAATATTCAGCTCATCAAACCGTTCAGCATATTTAGCATACACTTCTTCATCAAGATACTTAGTCAGTTTGTAGTTGCCAACCAGCTTACACCTTGTATTTGTAGTGATACCTTGAGCGTCAATACCTCCAATACCAGAATCATACCAAACCTTCAAATCACTTCCGTCTCCTTCCAGATTAATTCCAGTTATACGAACATATTTCAATGCACCTTTAAGAGCGAACATCTCATCAAATACCTTTTTACCGTCTATAAGGGCACAATTTTCAATCCATAATCCTGTAAGATTATTCTTTGCATCAAATGTGATAGCATCCCATTCTATATATTGCATTGAACGCAGTACAAGAGTCTGGAAGTTTTCAGGAAGATGAAGTTTATTAATAAGCGCACCCTCAGCAAAGGTTATTGTAGACATCTTTGTACATCCGGATGCGTTCACTTCTTCCAGACGGTTGCATCCTGACAGGTCAAGGCTCGGAAGGTTGGTGTAGTTGACTACCTCAAGCTTACGCAGCATCGGTATCTTCGTACCAAGAACAAGCTCTGTCAGTGCGTATGTCTTTGCGCTGCTTCCAAGAATAAGCTCCTCAAGAACAGGAAGCGTCGGAAGGCTCATGTCCGTAAATCCACCCCACGCAGACAAGTCCAGTTTCTTCATCCATTCACCACCGTACAGGTGGAATATTGTTCCAATGTTGGCCATCTGGTTATAAGTATAACTCCATTCCACATCTTTAGTAACCTTTTGATGCACCATTGTATCACCTTCACGACGGAATTCAAAATAGAAATCACGAAGCGGAGTAGCCTTTACTGTAGCACCTGCAGCACTATTTCCTTTGAACGATATATCAGTTGCTGTATATTGTCCCGTACTATATCTTGCATCAAATAACCCCATACGATTCGTTATCCACCAGTGACGGTGTGACTTACGACTACCTTGCATAGCTTCCAGGTACGAATACTTGACATTTGTAACTGAACCATCCTGATTTACTTCAACACCTAATGTCTTCGGCTCAACATATTTGTTCAAAGCATCAAGGTTATATATTCGTTCACAGAACTTTGCGCTCTGCTCGTCATCGAACATTTTAAATATAGTGCTGTTTGACATTCGTTCACGAATACGTCTGTACGCAGCCTGCAATTCTTCCGGGAACTGTTCACGAAGATTCTTCCACAATACACTATCATGACCAGCATAGGCATACACCGTCTTTTCTTCAGTTGAAAGCTCAGGATCGACAGTGTTTTCGTCCACATCCCAGGAATACTTCAGACGGCCGTCGTTACGCACACCCAAAATAGTATCGCAGTCATAGAATATCATATAGGCAAGAACCTTGTCTTTTTCCGGATCATACCAGAATCCCATCATCATGTTCTTCACGCGCTGGTCTACGCATCCCATTATTTCAGTAAACATATAATAGTCGCACAAATAGTCTACATCAAACCAGTTTGCGAGCTCAGCCTTGAATTTTCCACCGTCGTTCTGTGTGCTCTTTACCCACTTCACCAACGGCTCAAGATATTTCGGTTTACGGGTTCCAGCCTCATACTCGGCGTTTATGTCGTCATCATCCGGGAATCTCGCCTCAAATACCTTCAGCCAGTTCGGGGTACCGTCATCACCCTTTGTATCAAAATCATCATCCAGGAACATGCCCATCGGGTAGTCGTTGTTCAGGAACTCCCAGCACTCGGTCGGGTTAACGCCACTAAACTTATCTGCTACCCACGACTGGTCATGATAACCAGGTATATCGCAGAATCCAAATACAGCTTCTGTTGACTTGTCGTTATTGAAATTGAACTTGCCAAGGAACTGTGGAGTTTCGTCCAGGGTACCGCGGTAGAACAGGTAACAAGGTTCACCGTCGATGGTTGTTCGCACATCATATCCATATTCTCCTGAACAATGTGCCTGAGCAGGAGTCAACTCTCCTGCAGCAGTAAGGATATTCTGTACAATTTTTGCCATACCAGTGTTATGTGATGATGAGGATTCGGCAAAGTCAGCCTTAAGACAGAAACAATCCACAGGAGCTGCTGCCTTGTTGGATGTACCTGCCTGACGGAATGAGTATTTCGCCTCTTCCTGAAGCTCTCCTCCAACACCTTGTTCGTCACAGCCAAGATACAAATCACCGGCTACCTTGGAAGCATTCTTGAAATAAATGCGGTAGTTCTTTATCGGATATGCAAGTGATGAAGTTCCCTGCAGACGGATACATCCTCCCACGCACTTGAAGTTCAATGACTGGTTCCCTTTCACCACACAAAGCATCTCGTCCACATCATATTTCGGGTCTTTGTCGTTATTGACAGCCGCTTGGAGAACAGTAGGAACCCCATTGTCCTGCCGCCCGGTAATGATGATATAACGCATTCCGTCCGGAACACTGTCAACTGTAACATTTCCGTTGTCATCAATCACATTATTTGATTCATACAACGCAAACATGTCATCAACAGAATCCTGGTCAATCATATAACAATCCAAAACCTGAGAATCACTAAGATACGTATTATAAGCCCTCAACAGATACACATCTAACGTGGCACCGTCTGCTCCCATGGTAACAAACTGCGGGTCGGACTGGTAAATGCTATCAGAAGCAGACCTCTGTACAGAACCTGACATGATTCCGTTGATATACAGATATACCATCTCAGTATTCAGTTTCTCATATTCTGATGAACCAGATGCTGATTTAGGAAATGAGACAAACATTACCTCATAGACTTCGCCTGAAGCCATCTTCATGGATAATGAAGACTTACCTTTAGTCTGCATTCTTGCTTCCTGTGCGGTGATTACAAAACCGGTTCCATCACCGTCAACGCATCTTATCAACTCAGCTTCATCATCCACAACTTCAGAGACCTTATACTTTACAGCAAAAGCAAAAGCGTTAGTTACGTTCTGGTCTGGTTGTCTTAACGGAGCATATTGAACGACAGCACGAGCTTTGTCATTCAATCTTAACGCATTTCCAATCCATCCGTCACCGCCCCATTTGAATCCTTCAAACACAGTTTGAATGCCGTTATAACTCCATTCTTCACGGTTGACATCATTATTATTTCTTCCCTGTGCAGAAAGTTTGAGAGTCATTCCGTCTGTGGGTTCACTTATATTGAGTTCACTCTTCTCTGCAATCAATCTGAAGCTGTATTCAGTTTTGCCTACAACAATCCGGCACTTCTGTTCTCCATAATTAGAAGCACGAAGCGTAAGATTCTGTACAACGAAAGGAACAGATGATGATGAGGCTACATCTTCACCAACATATACGATGGCATTTGTAGGAGTTTCTTTAGGATTATATGCGGCATAGGATAGTGTATATACATCAAACTGCTTTGTTTGTATGTAAGGCGTATTTTCTCCCAAGATAAGGCTTCCATCAGGATAGTCGAACCTTGCATATACTATCGGAGCATTATTATCAGTTTCTCTAACACCTATTGCAAAGTATATGCTGTTTGATTTAATTATATTATCCTCAGACAGCTCAAGTTCTACGACAAGCTGAACAGAATGGGTTCCATGTGACATTCCAGATGTATCTATACTGAATGATCCATTCGCTGTTGAAGCAGTTATACTTCTATCTTCCTTGTCAACACCATCAACGTAGCACCTTAATGTTTTGTTTCCTGCTCCTGACAGAGCATAAGGGATAGTGACACTATCTCCTCTATTGATAGATGTTGCAATATTGAATGAACTGGATAGAGTCAACTGAACCACATTGATTGTCCATGTAATTTGAGAAACCTGCATCTCTGCGCCTTCACCGACCTGAACCTTTACCCTTACAGTATTGGTACCTACTCCCATATACTTTGTCACATCAACAGTATTGCTGCTTCCTGCATAGATGTTACTTTCTAATGTATTGGTGTTAGCACCTTGTATGATTGTCACTATCGCCTTAGCCGGATTTCCCGTTGATTCTCCAGTCTCAGAATTGACATGGTCATACTTGTATGTCAATTTCACATCGTCTCCAATCTTTACAGTCTTGTTAGCTGTAACGCGAGTAAGAATTACCTTCGTTGCAAGACTGCTTCCGCCACCGGCACCGGAGAACTGGTCTGTAGTACTTATCACTTCACCACCTGCATTCAAAAGAGAGATAGAATATACCTTCTGATCACCCTCTCCTATCTCGTTCAATTGTATTCCTGACGCCACCGAGCCTGTATTCTTCTTTAACTCATTGAATACAGCCTTTCCACTTACAGGGTTAGTTGAATTTTCATTAACGGCCTGGTCCACTTCAACAACTGGTATCTCAAGGTCAACCTGTCCATGTTCATCCGGCGTCAACTCTTGAACAGAAATACCTTTTGTTACTTTAATTTTCTTAATCGCATCTCCACCTCCGAAACGTTCCCAGGCAGAAGGCTCAAGCCAGCTTTCAATGCTGGTTCCTGAAAAACGATAGTCCTCCCATTTACCTGCAGATACTTCGAATGTAATAATCTTACCCTTCTTATCTTCATCATCTATCTTGTCGTTTGCGATTGCCTGAAGTGCTGTTTCAATAGTGTAATACCCTTCTATCAATGGATGCTGCACAGAAACATTGTAGAATCCGCTTCCAGTACCTCCACCAGAAATCTGTTTCCAGTTACTTTCAGTGCTCCAGTTTTCAATAGAATCACCGGTGAAAGTAACGTCAATCCATGAACCATCATCAGAAAGATAACGCACTTCAAACCCATGAATTCTGAGTTCTTCCGGAACAAGATTGACAGCGGAAACCAAATCTAATCTTTCGCCATTTTTAGATACATTTTTAAAGAAGATATTTTCATCAATCTTATCAGATAGTTCTTTCTTGGTATCAGTAATGCTCTTTTCAATCTCATTGAACTTCTTAAAAAGAGTAGAATTAGCTACAGGACGGTCTGAATCTTCAGATAGTTCCTTATCTGTAATAGTAATAAGCTCTCCTCCATCCTTCCATTTATTTGTCTCTGTATCCCAGTTATAGATGTGACGAGGATTTCCAACAAATGCATAGCAGCCAATAGTTCCCCTAACCGACTGTAGAACTTCTTCAGATTCAAAATTACCTTTGAATTTAGATACATAATCAGAAGGATAACAAGCTGAAGTTAAAGTTATTCTATTATAATCAGGATTAGAACTTTCAACGCCAGAACATTTAAGAGTTAATACACCAGGATCTGATTCTTCTTCATTAGCAACAATCCTTCCAGTCAAATAAGGATTAATTGCTTCTAAATTCATTGAATAATTTTTATTTACACTATCTTGTAAAAAAATTACATTATATTTCTTTCTATCTAACAGTGCTTCTCCACGTACCTCAAATGATAAAATAAAGAATGGGACAGTACATGGTATTTTAGTAACGTACTTATTACTTCCATCAAAATTTATAATTATACTATTTAAATCTAAATAATTATATTCAGTTACAACAGACTTTATCCCAATATTTTTTAATACTTGCGCTTGTTCTTCTTCCGATAATGATTGTTCGGTCTTAAAAAGTACATCATTCGTTACCCTTTTAGCAGCATCTTCAGCAATAGAAACAGCTTCTTCTCCTTTCTCCTTAGCATTGTCCCCCTGTTCTCTCGCATAATCTCCCTGTTCTTTCGCATACTGCGCAAGTTCACCTGACTGGCCGGCCAATACAGCCTGTCTCTTTGCTTCTTCAGAATACTCCTTGGATTTTTCAGAATATTCCTCAGATTCATTTGCAGACTCTTCGGACTTCTCAGCATAGTTCTGTGATTCGGCGACAGCCTGATTAGCTTCTTGAAGAACTTTTGAAGATACATTCTTAGCAAGGTTTTTAGCACTAATTTTCCTGCCTCTATTCAACTCGATATAATCATCATCTGAATAAGATTCTACCTCATTCAACTGGTCTATCGTAGCTGAATTCGTCCTTAAAGACTGAATTACAGATGAGATAATCTCCTGTTTTTCATCGTTCGTCATAAATCTATAATTTTAAATTTGTCATTACCAACGTTCCTATAACGTGAATCATCAACGCGTCTCATTATCATCTTATTGTTCATCTCAATTTCCGGGTTCAGTGATGAGACCCTTCTTATTGCCTGCTTGAACACATAAGACCTTATTCCCTCCACAAGTACATTCATTTCAGGTACATTCGAATCAACCCTTACATACCTGATTCCGTCTACGTAAAAATAACTGCAACACAATGCCCTGTTCAACAACTCAGCATACCACACCGGACAGCCTTTTGAACCTCCCATAGTAAGAGACTTCTGTACATTGTCAATACTATATATGTCAATAACATCATTACCTGAAGTTGTATATTGCTCATTATCTACTCCGAAAACCCAATCATCATCCTTAAATCCACCAGGTATTCTGAAATCAAAAAAGTATTGCATTCCATCAATCCAAAATACAGCATCCTTTCTCATCCTATTATTAGGATTTGAATACTGCAATAGAACAGTTCCAGAGACATCATCTGTCACACGGAATACTTCTGAACATACCCCATCAACTTCAACAGAATATAGGCCATCATTCAATCCTGTTATTTCTGTGAAATACAAAGTTTCATTGGGGTTCATCAACCAAGACCTCATGTTAACCATCCGCCTTTTCCCGTCTATTACATCAACGATATATACTGATGGGGAATTACTTTCATTGTATGCTATTATTTGCAAAAGAATATGGTCATACGGAGAGAATGACTGCATATATCTGCTTGATAATCCAATATCCGTAGATGGATTGAAGAATAATGGAGTAAAAGGACTTATCTTATACATATTAGCATTCAATTAATTCATATTCAAACACTTCATCATTGCATACATTAATATCAAGATTTTTCAGATACCCTTTATATAATTTCCCATCCCATTCAAAATCTACGTATCCATTCCAGTCTTCAGGCAATATGAAATCATTTGTCTTAACGGTAATATCCCCTTCCTTAAACAATTGCGATGCAAGAGATACATTTTTGTTCACTCTATTAGAGTTTATCATGATATTATCCAAAATATCACTCGAAGTATATATAAGACGCGAAGTATATGATGCAAGGAACCTTTCATTTGCATCAATAAGAAAATGTGGAAACAATCTGGCATTAAATATAGTTTCTGTATACACTCCATCAACAGATATACTTCTATCCAATTTATAACATGAATCTGCTATAGATGTATAAACTATGAATGTATTATTATCACTATCAGAATCAGATGTCTGATTAACATTCTTCTTCGACAATTCCTGAAATCCATAACTATCAGCACGGTATGGGCATAAAAAATCAAGTGTCTGCTCTTTAAGATTCAGTCCAGTAGAATATTCAATTGTAGAATTAAACTCATCCTTACCATTATTCCCTAAATCATAGTCCTGTTTTGCATATCCAACCTTCACAGATGAGTAAATCCTTCCAGAAGATACGCTGTACTCAGGTTCACTGACCACACTCAAAGTTTTTGACACACTATTTAAGAATACAGAATTTCTATGTACAAATTTTATAACATACCTATCAGTAGGTATAACTACAGGAGTATCTTCTCCATCGTTCCTCTCTGGAAGTGAAGGAACAGGACCATTATACATAAGCAATCTGTTTCCTGATGTTGAGATATATGATGTTCCATCATCGTAGCTACTAAGGTCAGAAATATCAACAAAAACAGCAGAAGGATTTAAACGGCCATCTTTTTGGTAAGATTCAGAATCTTCAAAAACACTATAGTACGAACCTGATTGATAGTACAAGAATTTAGACAATTCTTTCGAGAAGAAAATATTCTCCCTGTTTACATCACCATCGTATTCCCCTGAATCAAAAATATTTCCTATAATAAATCCACCAAACCGTGCAAGATGATTATATCTTGAAAAATCAAGTGACGAAATAAAATAATCATTTAATCTGTTGTTAACTGAATCTGTGATGTAATATTTCTTTGAAACAGAATCATACAATATGTTTTTATCTATTATAACAATATCAAAACTACTATTCATCTCATTATACTTCTCTATTCCAGGATAATTAAAGAAGTAATAAACCCCATTATTTCCAAGTCCACCGAATAAGTAATCCTCAAAAAACACGACATCAACTAATGTCACATCATCAGGCAATAATGCATCAATTTCTTCATTTGTTAAATCTGTAAAATATTTTCCAGGCCTTACAAACTCATCTGCATCAATCTGAACATCATCATATACATAATCCTTTGTATAATCAACATCATCAGAACCGTCATCTATATTAGTATTCTCTCCATCTGATTCTATCACATAAACCATTCCTGCTACTACTTCAAGAAATTTGCAAAAATCAGAGAATGACGTATACAACTTTGCTGAATTAAATTTTCTAACTGACTCACCAGCAACAAGTAATATTTTGTCTAACTCCGTATTATCAAAATTAACTTCTCCCCTTACATAAGAAGCCATCCCCATTTTTTCGATAAGATTATTCAGTAAAGAAGAAGGCTTTACAACATCGATATAGCTTATTTCTCCAGTCTCATTCCATCTAAGTTCACCAAGGTTATAAAAATAAAATGTAGATCTTCCAAAGCTAACAGGATTAATAAGCATAAAACGATGCAAGCACAACTGAAGCCTTTCACCTTTCAAAAGATTTACATTACATAATCCACTCGCATTTACAAACGAACTAACAATAGATACAGGATTACCATTCACTGGAATTTTATACAATGATACCATTACATCGTTCAGTTCACCACTTACAGAGTTTACAACATTTATTGAAATTGACTTTAAATCAATCTCAATGCTGACATCTTTAACTGCTTCAAGAAAGTAACTCGTTGTATTAAGATTAGGCCCTGCAGTCACCCATGAAGAAGATGTGTCAATTGTTCCAGACAATCCTTCTTCCTGGTCATTCATTTTTACATATCCATCGACTTGAATATCACTTTCTGCATAAGAAACAGGAGGTATATAATATACAAAACCACTGCAATCAACATTTTCTCTTATCGTATAACTTTCATCATCAACAGAATTTCCAGTAAATACAATTCTTACAGTATTTAACAACCTTACCCCATCAAAATATAGCTGTTTACCTTCCTTGACTTCATCAACAAGAACCTCATACTTAGTCCCCTTGTTTGAGTTCAATATTGCAGCAACAGAATTATCTAGACAGGCTATCTGTGCAGTATATCCATCATACTTGAATGTAGAAAAATCGATTGGGCATTCAAACAGCAAGTCATATTCCCAGTTATTATTAATTCTATAAACAGCAAATGCTCCTGTCGATTTCAATTTATTCTCAGTATAATAAGAAACAATCATATTTCGTGCCTTTCCAGTCAACGTGATTGTACTACCACATTTTCTCACAACACCACCATAATCAGACCTCACATACGACAATTTTATGTCATCAAGATTTGTAATCATGTCAGAAATATCAATGCAATTTGATTTTGATATTTCAACTTTACTAGAGCCAAGTGATATATAGAATTTGCAATTCATTTTCATGCTTTTTTCAACAAAAGCAAATATATAAAAATAGGCAAACCGACTACGGCTTGCCTAAAATCCTGCTCATCCAAAAACACGCAAACAACTGATATAAAATACATTACACAAAACCGAACTATTTAACCATGCTACTTCTGCAGACAAGTACATCTCCAGCAATCCAGTCTCCAGGACTTATGGATTCCGATGCCGTTGCCAGTACTGTTGCTACATAATTGAACTGCTGAGACTCAATCTTCCCATCAGAGTTAACAATCATAATATATTCATCAGTCAATTTTATTGCAAACCCCTCCTTATCAAATTCCTTAAAAATCAAAGGACCTACATTCTTTCTTATTGGAACAATCTCTATATATCCATTAACAGAATCCTGCAATTCTTTCAACGAGAAATCACTCCCGTTTGCCGGGAAAGTAAATGATACTTCCCCGGAAGTAGTAACAATAAAACTTTCCATATCAATAAACAGTTACAAGGTTTTCTATCTTAAAGCATCTCATCTCTCCTTTATCTACATCAAAGTATGCAAATGTCTTGTAACTTGGCTTTGTCATTTTTTTTCCGTGAATTGATGTTCCGGCCGGAAGATTGTACAATGTTCCGGAAGCATGTCTGATGCTTCCGTCAACTTTCTGGAATGCAAATTTCACAATACCCTTTCTCATATTTTTAGCAAGTCTGTATAACTCCCATGCCTTAATAAGACAGATTTTCCACGTGTATTCTGTTGTTTTTGCTAACTGGTGTGCATACTTCATCACTCTTACTCGAAAATTACTCTTTTCCATAATGCTAATTATTTGGTTTGACTTATATTTTAATTGTACTATAAAGATAGTTCAGATTGACTATATATGCAATCGTAAACTTCGCCATTTTCAATTGTCAAACCATAATTAACTTATTAATCTATAACACATTGCCTAATCATATTCCGAGCAAACGAGATACGGCTACGAACCGTACCTAATGGTATATGCATCTTCTTTGCTATCTCTTCATAAGAGTAACCCTCAGCATACATTATAGCGCAATCAACGGAACATGATTTTCTCCTGCATTTTTCAATTATCCCATAAAGTTCATTCCTTAACGTTTCATTGTCCGCATCGAAATAAGAATGGATATGATCAGCCTTCTCCTCAGAATCGAAACGTATCAATGATTCATGATTGTATGTTGTTATATATGTGTTCAACATAATAACGCTGCACCATGGTCGGAAGCTCTTGGAAGAATCATATTTACTTTTATTTGACAGAATCTTATACACAGTCTCTTCGGCAAGGTCTTCTGCGTCCATCATATTCCTGCAATACTTTCTTGCCAGTCCCAATATCCACTGATATTGCTCAATCACTATCTGCTCCAACCCCATGTCCATGCAATATTTTCATTCGAGATGATGAAAACCGGTTCTGCTTCTCAGCACTCTTCCTGAGCAAGTCTATAAGGAAATCAGGATTGTCGCAAAGTGACGATAAAAGGTGAATTATTATATCACATTTCTCATTAATTACTGGCAATAAAGCCACATTGTCGAATTTTTCTTCCATGTCTATTACGATTATTAGTGTTACAATCGTGTTACAAACCAAACGGAAAAAAATTCGACAAGCAGCAAAAAAGTTATCTAACGATGCAATTTTCTTTTAATTTCAACATCTGCCTGATGAACCATATTCGCATACACACCTGCAGTAATGATTCTTGTGTCAATATTCATTTTGAAATAAGTCATAAGAAACGCTATCTCCCTGTCAAATGATGCACGTACATCATCAGGAGTATTTTTCTTTCTATCAGCAGAAGAAGTATCTTCAATCCTCTTTCTCATGTACTCCGCTTCTGCAATCATACGGTCTATTCTTGAAGGAATCTTTTCACGCTCAATACCAGTAATTCCCATTTCTGACAGAAGTCCAACAACATCATCTACAGCGTTTATGCTAATAAGCGCCTTCAATATCTTTGCAATAGTAATCCTGTACTTAATCTTTATTTTCTCTTCCTTTTCTAAAATTGCAGATTCTATTCCGGAAGGATTTACTATGCTCTGATACTGATATATCAATTCTGAAGCCACATTTTCCAGCATGGAATGATTATCACCTTCCTCCATAAGAACTTCTCTGTTTCCACAAAGAAGTTCAATAAAATCAAACATACTCAACCTGCTTAATGTAGTTATCATAATATTGTACTTTTATAATGTTCATAATTAGAGTTGTATGCTTCCTTATGTATTATCTTCATTATTTTCCTGAGTTCTACACGCATTCCTTTCATCTCACGAGATAGTTCAGAATAATCATTTACAACAACAGGACTACTTATTCCTGAATCATATATAGTATTCATTCTTACATTCTCATTGAATTCGCTTATATCAGGGAACACTTCAGCACCTTTCGGTAAATCTACCACGGTAGGAACATCTGGAGTTACCCATGACTTACCACCATACACAACAACCTCCCGCTTTCCACCATCACCAACGATAGCCAATCCTCCAATATGTCCACCGTTCTTAGTACCTTCCTTGTATGCAGGAATTGGTGTTGCTGCGATAGTAGCAACCTGCACAGCACCCATTGCGGCAACAACGGCAGCCATTACGGCACCAAGAACAGGACCTAACTGCCATGCTTCCATTATACCACGTGCCGTTGCAATTCCAGTCTGTGCTATCTGTACAGCTTTATCCCACTTAGCCTGTTTCTGCTGCAACTGTACTTTCTTCTTCTCAAGTTCCTCATTCTTTCTTGATGTTTCAGCTTCAGCAGCTCTTTTCCTTGCTTCAGCTTCTTCCTCAGATATTGCTCCACTTTCGGCAAGTGCTTCAATCCTTTCAACATCAGCATTGTATGCTTCTTCGTTTGCTTCCTGCTGTTTTTCGAGTTCCTCTATATCACGCTGATACATCGTTGAAGCGAAATCTGCAACCGTAGAAAGTGCATCCATAGCAATATTGATACTTTTTTGGATTCTTTCATTTCGCTCATCCTCCATATCCTCCTCTTTCTTCTTGATTCGTTCCAATTCGTTTATTTCCGCATCTGCTTCAGCCTTTGCCAAATCAGCCTTAGCCTTTTGGAGTCTTTCGGCTATTTCTTCACGTTTATCAGCATTCAGTTCCTCTACTGCCAACTGTTCCTCAAGAGAAGATATGGCAGCCTTGGCTGTATCAATAGAATACCGTTCTGTTATATCAGCCTTCTTTTTCTCATATTCCTCATCCGAAATAAGTTTCTTGGCATGCAGCTTTTCCAACTCTTTCAGGTCGGAATTATATTGTGCATTCCTTACAACCTGTTCGGCTGCGGCAGATTTAGAAATCTCATCAACATAATCAGCAGCATATTCCTCATAAATCTTACGCTTTTCATTGATGTATTTCTTTTCGATGAGGCTCACGTCGGCACCATTACTTTCAGCAGCCTTCATTTCTTCTTCCTTCTGCTTATCAAGTATATCAAGACGAACGGACATTTCTTCCTCACTACCTTCCTCAACGGAAGCAAGACGATTCTGAAGGTCAATACTTGCACGATTCTTTTCATACTCCTCAGAAGCCTTCGCCAATTCGTTGTTCATTTCTTGAAGTAACGATTTTCTCAATGCCATTTCTGCGGATGAATTACCTTTTACGGCATCAATCTTCTGCTGGTAACCATTACGTATAACAGCCAGCTCCTTCTCCAGTCCTTCTTCCATGAGTGCAGTCTGAGACCTCTGCAAGTCAGCTTCAACCTTCAAACGTGCAGCCTTCTCCTTATCTGTCTCTATTTTTACACCATTACCTCCATTCGTACTTGCACCTGACACATTCTTTATCTCGCTCGACAACGATTTGTACACTGAAATCATTGCCTTTGATTTTGCGATAGCTTCGGACTGTTGCAGTTCCATAGCAGCATATGTCTTATAGCTTCCATCCTCCATTTTATGAAGGTATGCCTTATTATACCAAGTTTCCTTATCCTGTATCTCTTTCTTCTTAGCTTCCGCATCAGCTATCAGCACTTCTTCCTTCTTTATACGTTCCTCAAGTGATTTAAGCTGTATGTCACGTGCTTTTTCCTCAGCCTCTTTTGCAGACATTCCCTGCTTCACGTATTTCTCTGTATCTCTAGCTATCTGTGCCTCGTACTTCCCGATAATGTCCGCACTCTTTGTGATTTTCATGTATGACTTCTCGTATCCAGACATCATTTTTGTCTCGATTGTTTCCACAGAAGCAAGTAAAGCGGAAAGTCCACGTACCATACCAGTAACCCAGTCAACCACGCTGCGCATCCATCCGTTACTTCCGTTTATGGTAAGCATAAGTTCATCCCATGCGGATGACAAAGACTTCAACGAACCAGCCATATTGTCAGACATCACATCTGCCATTGACTGCAACTCCCCCTCTACTCCTGTAATCTGTTCTCTGAGTGGGACAATCTTATCAGCTGACGTAAGGAACGCATTGAATGCGGACACGCTACGTTTATCCGTAAGTTCGAGTGTGGTGTTAAGGTCAACTCCGTTATCCCTCAACTTGACAAGCCCATTTACAAGGTCTGGCAACGTCTTAACAGGCTCACCCAATGTCTTTGCAAGCTTACCGTTACTGTCTGCAAGATTAAGCAGAATGTTACGTGTAGCTGTCGCAGCCATTGACGCATCAAATCCAGCATCAGAAAGCTTTCCTAACAACGCCAACGTGTCTTCAATGGTAAAGTTAAATGATTTGGCTACAGGGCCAACAATAGGCATCGCTGTCGCAAGGTAAGAGAATGACAACGCACTACGACTTGTAGATACAGCCATTGCGGACACGTAACGCTCGGTCTCTTTTGTTGAGGCACCGAACATTCTTAAAGCTGCTCCGGCCAACGAAGCCGCATCAGGAAGTTCTGCACCAGTAGCCTGAGCAAACCGTAAGATATACTGTGTACTGTCTTTAATTTCCTGAGCCGTGAAACCTAACTTAGCAAGTTCTATCTGTAAGTTTGTGGCTTCTGCTGCTGTGTATTTGGTTGATGCTCCAAGCTCACGGGCATCGTTCTGCAAGTCTTTAATCTTATCAGATGTTGTACCAAGGACTGCAGCAAGATTTGAGTTAGCAGCTTCAAATTCAATAGATGTCTGTATTCCACCCTTGAACAATGATATTAACTTCTGAACACCTGTCAGTACAGCCTGTGCTCCTACAAATCCTTTTACCATTGATGCGACACCAACACCTACATTACTTATGCCTTTAGAAAAATTACGTCTTAAAATATTACCGACATTCGATGCGATGATACCCATATTCTTCATGGAACTGTTTCCTCGCTCTATCTCCATCCATGCAGCTTTGATGTTCTCCTTGTAGTTTCCGATTTCCATCTTCTGCTGAGTATATCGGTCACTGTTACGTTTAACGTAATCTGTATTGACACCGATAGTAGAATTAAGTTTTCCAAGAGTATTCTTATAATCTTCATCAGTATCACGTACCATCTTTACAGCCTGACGCAATCTCTTATTTGCTTCGTTCGCTTCATCAATACTATGCACCTCCTTGTCTGCCAACTCCAAAGATTCCTTGATGAAACGTATGCGCTCCTCCTCGGTCATGGCAGCAGCCTTTCTGGTAGTATTCGCAGCTTTCTGAGCCTTATTCATTGCTTCCTCAGCCTTAGCAGCCTGCTGCATTGCCTTTGATGCTTCTGCTGATGCCTTAGACAATTCCTTAACCTCTTTTGTACTCAGATTTTCCGCATCTGCTTTTTCCTTTATCTTCTTCATAAGTTGTTCGGCAACCTCAGATTGTTTTCTGAATGCCTCAGTAAGCTTATCCGATGCGGAAGATACATTATTAGCCTGAGTATTATATATAGCCTGCAACTTGTCAATGTCTCCCTTGACCTTGACATCAATAGTAAGCCCTTTGATAAGTTCTGAGGCAGCATCCTTGTAATTCTGCCTTACATCTGATATTGTGCTGCCAAGTTCCTGCAGCTTCTTCAATGATTCCTCATCGACGAAGTCCTTCAATTTTAAATTTCCCATCACAAATAATGTTTATATTCAACAATAACGCCATCCACCTTAGTACATTCCTTGTCGAACGAATAGGTACCGTCACTCTTCCTGTACACAACGTACACGCATCCATCCAGCATGGCAGCTTTTTTTGCAAGCATGGCCACACGCTCATAGTCAGACATGATTTTCTTATTCTCGCAACCGCATCCCATCATTTATACCCACATTGTTTGAAAAAACGTTTCAAAAAAGGCTCGAGAAGTTGAAGTACAACATACTCTCTTGCGTCCTTTCCCAACATCAGAATGTCATTACCGTATTTCCTTACTATGTCAGGACCATCCACAAATCCAACGGTATCAATCGAGAGAGTATCACCTGCAACAGATGCGCGGATACTTTCATGGAACGGACCGGTGATATACAAGTTAGGAACATCAACAGGCCTTGGAGGAAGATTCAGTCTCGGGCTTTTTATCGGAGGTGTTATCTTCTTTTTCCATGCTATATATCCGTCAGGATTGTTATGCCATATGGAGGTAGTCTCATGAAAATACGGATCATCAGAATAACCCGGCCTCAGACTGTCTGTATTACCGTCAAGACCAGAATATAGCTGTTCCCTTACAAGGTCTGCAATTTCTATATTGTTTTCCTGAAGGCAATCCATACATGACTTTTCAAATCCTGATGCAATTCTGTTTATCACATTCTCCAATTTCTCGAAATCAGCCATACATACAATTAAAATTAAAGCCGGACTTCCGCCCGGCTTAATCAACCAAAACCATCACTTATCAGCAGACTCACCGTCAGCATCCTTTACAGACTTACCAGCAATCCGGTCATACACGTCAGAAAGTTTCTTTCTTCGATTCTCCTCAGCAACTTTCTGCCAGATACAGGTCATGTGAGTATCAATGAATTTCTTTTTCGACATCATCTTGACCTGTTTTTCCACAAAATTGACTCCATCTACAATCATGACGCTTTGACCACCTTAACAAATTCAACCCATTTGACATCTTTCTCGTACAGAACAGAAGGTGATTTAACTGAAATCTCACCGTCACCAGGAGTAATTGTGAGATAACCGTCCTCATACGAAGCTGATGTAACCCCTTCAAATACCTCGGATGCACCTGAGGACAATGCAGTGGCAAATTCTGCAGTTCTGTCATAGCCACCGACACATTCAATAATCTTGAATTTGTTGCTTTCATTTTCAACCAACATGACCTCAGTCAATCCTTTAATAACATTCGCAGGATTGAAATCCAACTTCAAGTAGTCAAAGTTCAACTGGCTGTCTTCTGCATCCATGTGGCAGAAATTTACCGTCATACTTGACTTCGCACTGCTTGTGCTGAACGGTGTGGCACCTGGATATACTGTTGACATCGGAATTCCGGCAAGAATATCAGTTCCATCATTGTAACCGATAAGCATTCTGTTTGAATCCCAGAAGTACACATCCCATTCCTTGTTAGCACAACGCAACAGCTCAGCATTCAGAATTTCATCAAAACGAGGAAGCGTGAAAGTATCTGTCTGAGCGTTGAGGCCATTGTACTGGTTCGCTCCGTATCCCACAGCACTAACCTGAGCTTCACCACCATTCTTCGCATATTCAACGAATGTATGAATAGGATAAATTCTGCCTGGTCTGTCAGCATGACACTTTTTTTCCAACTCATCGGCAGTAATATTTGCCGGTAGTTTTACTCCATGCTCAACAAGTATTGCACCTTTTACCTTACCCCAGTCAACCTTGCAGGCCGAACCACCTGTATTCATTTCTGCGCTTTCGCACACTCTTGTATTTCTCATTACCTACAACTTTGATTTTTAACAATTAATTCCATCGAGCGTATATTTATGGCATCAATAGGCTCGCTCACTTCCTCTCCGGATTCCGTATAGGCTCCGTATCTGCCATACGAGTAGTTCTCAGAATATTCATGCGGAACGATGCTGTCATAGTATATATCAAACCTTCCATCATTTCTGACTACCTCAATCAGCCTTTCATAAATTGGTCGAAGAATGTTGATGAATGAAGCATACAGACGCCGTTCATTGCTCCAGCTCTTCGTTGATGAACACGCTATAAGGATATTCAGTGAAACCTTTGAATAATAGTCCAGACTGTCTCTCTTCTCTGTAACAGGACAGAACAGTACGACAAGCGGGAACTTACGTTCTGATGTTGAAGGTACTTTGCTGTATTCATCAAGTTTATCCTTCACATACTGGGCCGAACCAAATATGTAGTTCAGTTCAGGATTCTTAACTTCCTCAAACCTGTCATTCTCGATGTCAGCAGGCATTACGATTGTAAGGTTCCCACTCATTTCCTTTACTACATCTCCAATAATCTCAACGATACCTTTCATAGATTGAACTGGTTAATCTTAATCAACATGTTAGTCTGTGTGACAAGGTCAATCGGACAATTACCATCACGCGCCCACTGGATGAACTTCACATTGGCGGAAACCATCCTGTTCCATGCAATAACCTGGGCATTGACAGGTGAGATGTACTCATTGGAACACTTCAGACGGACATTCCCGGTTATTGTAGCTTCCGATGAAGAATCACGAAGTATGTGGAACAGCACGAAATCAGCAAAAGGCTCTTTCAGTTTGTTGCATACGATTTCATACTTAGACGGCTCAGTATCTTCTTTTTCTTCATCATCAGACAAATCAAGGTAATCCATTGCATAACCTGCTTCTTTTTCCCCAAGCATGGCTTCGAGGAAAACAGGCTGCAACTCCTTAATATATGCTTCAATATGACCGGTTACTGCTAAAGAATCGGCACCGGCCGTCTTTGATGTTGAGGCGTTTTGAATATGACGTGGGCCTTCTACAAAATATGACACATCAATCAACATGGCAATTCCTTATTTTTTCGCTTTCGAAGCAGAAACTTTCTTCTCGTCCTGAACAACGGTTGCCTTTTCATCTTCGGCAGAAACCTCTTTAGTGTCGGTTTGCTCAACTTCTTTAGAGTCTGCATCTTCAACATCTTTGTTATCATCTAAGTGTGTTTCAAGTTCTGCTATCTTTGCTTTCAATTCTTCATTCTCCTTCTGTAAATTCTCATTCTTTGCAGAAAGATTGTCAATAATCTTCTGCTGGCTCTCGAATGTCTTTTTGACATCCTCTTCCGGAACAAGCCCAGCTTCCGAGACCGGGGTGATGGTAATCAACCCACGGCCAATACGGATACGCTGTTCTTTTATGACAGATTCAAGAGCCTTCTCGTCTCCATTAAGCAAATACATAAGCATCAGGCTTTAGTGATTGCTTCTTTCAATGCTGACAGACTTCCATAAGCGAATGCCCACGGCATATATACTGGGAAAATTACTTCTTCCTGAGCAATGAGTACAACTTCGTTCTGCAGCTTACTTTCAACGTCCTCAGCCCATTCAAGAGTCAAAGAGGTGTAATCAACAAGGGAAGCAGCCATATTGAAATCACCGATAAGATATTTCCCTGGCAGAATATTGTTGGTTTCGATAATAGGACGACCTGCAATATATTTCACACCGTTTACGGTAGTTATGATACCAAGATTACGACCAGTCGTGTCCTTCTCAGACTCAATAGCGTTCACAGTAATAGGATTCAAAGCAATTGCATTTGGAGTGTACTGAGCGTACGTCATTACAGCGAAACCAGTCTTGACAACATCCAAAGAGTTTGGCTCCTCTACGGATTTGAACGCACTATTATTTACCTTGAATGTCATTGATGCAGTAGAAGTCTCTTCCGAGTACGCAACGCCCTTCAATAGAATCTGACGGTCATTCATCTTGACCAACTGGTTTGCGCTGTTAAGAGCAGTAATTCCTGTGGCTCCTGTAAATGTGATTGTCATTCCGTCGAGAATCAAGTCCTGCGGATTTGTAAACTCTACAATCGTATCCTTGTTTGAGTTACATCCGGATACAGATTTGACGGAACCTGCAGTACCGCTGACAATGGAATCACTGATGATTTCCTCAATAGGATGCACCCCTGAATGGTTTACAATACCAAGCAGGTTTTCTCCATTTCCGTCACCAAACAGAATGTTCCAGTCTTCAGCATTGTATACAGCCTCAGGCAGCATCTTTAGAATGAATGACCGAATAAATACACGGCTCTTGAGCATTCTCTTTGACAGACGGATATGAGTACCAAGACGCTTCGTACCTGTCTGTTGTTCCTTCACTTTAATGCTGGATTCGGGAAGCTTTCCATTCTCAGTAACATAACGCGCATTTCTGTCAAAATCGTACACCTGTGTGAACGCAAGATTCGGGTACTTCGGATCTCCCTGCAATGTAGTGATAACATCACGCATATGGACACGCTTGTTGGCTACCTGCGAAACTACACGATTCTGCTGCTGAGTAGTAAGGTGGTCTCCTGTATAGTTATCTGTCATTGATACAATGTCCTTCAAACAGAAACCTTCAAACACACCCGACTTACGGCAATTACCAGACGCGAATTCCTTGAATTTCTCTGAATCAAGCATTTCGTTCAGTTTTTCATCAAACTTGTTGATAACTTCCATGCCGATACCTTTAGATTTCAGCTTCTCGATAGTCTCACCAAGACATTTAACCGTTTTAATGAGTTCCTCGTTATCCTTAGCAAGCTGCTTGAACTTCTCATCATCATAGCCGTTCAGCTTTTCGTTAAGCCCCTTCAATTTGCTTTCCATATCTTCCGGAGAGATAACACCCTCCATCGCCTTGTTGATGACATTACACATCATCTGTGCGATGTTGTTCATAAATGTAGCCTGTTCCTGAGGAAGGCCGTCAGTCTTAAGACCGAAATCTGCAACTGTAAATTTCTTCATCTTCAATTAAAATTTTAATCATTATTACTAAATACCTCATTCAAAGGACCGAAGAAAGAAGTGCTTTCGGCGGCTTTTTTCTTAACATCATCATCCTCTTGCACCCCGTCAGTTTTATCCTGAGTGTCATTCAACGGCTCAGACTTTCCGGAGAAGATGTTTGTGCTATTATCCTGCAACAAGGCGTTACTTCTATATACTCTCCCATAACATGCCGGACAACGGACGTATGCCATGAAATTCTGTACTGATTTTTCTGTCAGTTCCTGTCCTTCAGACTTGACGGAATCAATAAGTGCAATGACATCAGCACGAACTTCCGGTTCCAGCTTGTCTATCTCCTGACTGACAATACGGTCAGTAAGCCATCTTGAATACATATTAGCATAATCAAGAACCTGCTGTGAGAATGTCACCTCATTCTGTGAATCATAGTCGAACTGATGGCCACAATGGGGACAAGTTACCACGTTACCTCCATTAATTGCTTTAAGAAGTAGATTCAATTCCATATCATATTGTTTTAATCGTTCTTCCGAATAATCGGTATTCCTGAACGCTTTCCGGACAAATTCAATGGCATCTTTCACCTGCTCCTGTGTACCCGATTTGAGGTTTACAAGGAATGTCTGAGGATTGCTCCCCCAACTTGTTAAAGTAGAATATTCGTACATCTTCCATTCAAGCACCTTACACGGGTCAGTCTCGTCACGCTTGATTGCTTTCACACCGATAGAGTGTTCAAGTGTTCTTCCATTCTCAGCATACAGCTTGTAATCCGCCAATGTATCACGTCCAATCTGCTTCTCAAGATTAAGCTGGCCAACCATGATTAGGTTTCCTTCTTTTTCTTCTCCGCTCAATGGAACGCCAAGCAACTGGTCTGTACGGTGATTCAGAAACCATCTCATCCTGCCGATATTTTCCTTCAACGTCTTGTTAAAGGAACCAGGCATGGAAATGTCGTTCTGTGAGTCTTTCACACCGATACCGTTCACAGCTACCGTTACGATACCCTTCTCATCCACATCATTCGCCTTCGTTCTGTACTGTAGGCTCTTGGTTTTCTCTTCCATTCTCAACTTCACTTTTTGTGTTAAGACTAATTACATTCTTTACTATCTCTCTCTCCTCGTCTGACATCTCGAACAAAGTCTTGTCAAACATAGGTTCTTCGAATCTGCTTTCCTTGATTTGCGCTCGCCAGTCATTGATACTGATGAGTCCGCTCAGGAACTGTTCCTTACATCTGGTATTTATAAGTGTTTTCACTTCCTCTGCCTCTTTCAACCCCTGCTGCAGACAATCCACATCAGAGAAATCACAGTCCAAATAATATCCACCTTCCTCAAGACCAAGAAATGCAGTTAGCTGCTTGCAGAATTTCTTGGCCATCGGTATGATGGTAGATGTATATACAGCCTTTTCCGCGGTTACTTGATTGCTGAATGTTGACTGGTCCTTACGCGGTACCAGAACTGAGGGGATACCGTATGCTCCGGCTATCTGAATAGCATCAGTAAGAGTTTCCTCAAATGGCTGCAACTCACTGATGGTAAGGTTTGTTCTTACGAATGACAAGGGAACGTCACTTAATCCATACGGAAGCCTACGTTGGTCCAGCCCGAATTTTCCAAAATGACTGTCAAGTATTTCCTTCTTTTCATCTTCTGTCATTGCTGCAGTACCGGCTTCATCCTTCTTGTTTGATACCAGGAAACCCAAACCACCACGTTTAACGTAAATCACGTTTCTCGCTTCATATACGGCTAGAAGGTTGGAAATAGGTTTCAGATGCGCAGCCAACCTGCTCTGTGATTTCAAGAACCCGTTTATTGACATATATTCAGGTGAGCCGTCACGGTCATGCCATATCTGGAACGATGGAATATCCATTGTACTTACATAACCATAGTTCAGGCGATAGCAACGTATAATTTCCTCTTCCTTGGCTATACCGAACATAGGTATGTTAACTCCAAGATTCGGCTCTACATTAACAAAATCAGCAGGAAGTTCCCAAAAGTTATCACACCATTTCCACTTTGGCTGGTCCTTGAATGTTTCTCCCATAGCAGCACGAAAGAAAGCATTGCCAGTGCACAGCTTATATACGAAGTGTGAATATATCATCTCGTTCCAAGACATAAGACAATTTGGCTTTGTGAGAATCTGGTTCATTCTCTTGTTCTCCCAGACCACGCTGTCGTCCTTTACCTTCTTCAATTGGAATCCGGAACCTGATATACGTGAAGCAATGTAATCAATCGGAAAGAATACTTCTGGAACAGAACGGAACAGTTCCATGTAATTATGACCGCAAACCAGTGGGGATACGAATAACTCATGCACATCACATCGGTCAATATTACCACCATTTGGCGTTGAAACCGTCTGTGGCTCACTGGCCATTTTCAGACCGGCACAAGCTGGAAGTGTATCCTGTTTTATAATTGTATATCCCATAGTTTATCCTTATATGACAAAGATAAATTATGGGTATATACGATGTCGATTTTGGAAAAATCTTGCAATTCAGACGAACACTGGAACTACGAATAAACAACTATATATCAATTAGTTGCATTTAATAACAAGTTTACCCTAATTTTATGCAAGTGTATGCAATACCGCTCAAAAGGGCACTGGCTCCACTTATATTTTCATCATTGTAGTCAAGAACTTCAGTTATGAATGCCATATACTCATCATTTTCCATACCGGTCTCAGAAAGCAGGAAGTATGACTTGATGAAATCGGATGTAGCAGCTATTCTCTTATCCATATCCTGATATTCCTTCTTAATCCTTACTTCCGGAAGCGTATTTCTCAGTTCCCTTGCCATTTGGTAATATGCAGGTGACGATTCCACGATGTACGTTCCTGCATCATGTGAACATATAACAGACTTCATCTCTTCAAGTGATACCGTTTCACGCATAATTAGGTCAAGAACATGCCATTTTTCACCGCATCTGGCAACCTGACACATATAGAACTTTCCACCAACATTCGGCATGATGTACACTATCTTCTGTGAATACTGATACTCGACTGAAGGATTGAAGAATCCGAACACGCTTCTGTCAGAATACATGTTACGCTTACGACGGCTGGAGAACTGGGAATACTCCTCATACATGATGTCATGGACAACATATCTCAATGTATCGGTAAGGTGACCGTGTTCCTCATAGGACTGTTTCGTTACGCTGTCCTTTATCTTTGTCTTGAGGATTGCGCCATTGGCATCCTTCTGTACGCTCTGGTAGTCCTCGATTGATACCCTGCAACCATCGTCTATATTTATGCTGAGGCCCGGCAATGATTTCTCAAAAACAGCATTGACAAACTCACCGGTCATGGATACGGACGGGTTCCTGTTACCAACCTTATCCTCAACAATCCAGTTGTCTTTCTTCAATGTTTCAATGAACAGGTCCATGAATGAACGCTTCTCATCGTCGATGGTGTTGGCCGCTTTTGCTGATGCGTCACCATGAAGATAGATTTTACCGTCATATCCTAACTCCTGCAGTCGCTTGGATACCAGTTTCGCGGCTCTTCTTGCGCTGTTGTTCGGGCTTTCAGCCGTGGTCTCGGCAATCTGGTACATATCCTTACCTTTGCTCAAGTCTGCCTGCCAGTAGCCGACAGATATGTACGGTAATACGTTACTATCGACAGAAAGATGAATCGGCAATCCAGGTATGTAACTGTATTCACCGCTGTTCTTTCCTACATTGAACGAACCGAGGAACTCGTTTCCGGTCTTAATTACACCCCACTCTCCCAACGCATACACGTTGTAGTAGTCCGGGTCATGAATACGGTCATGCTCGAAGTCCATCACACACTGCTCATCGTAGTATCCATACGTTCCATCCGGTGAACCGACAACCCAGAAGTTATTCAGGTATGTTGTCTGTATAACTACCATATTTGGAGGATACTCCTCAATTTCCTTAGTTACAGGATTCACTATTGAGCGTCCCTCGTTCATCTTCAAAGACTTCACCTTTGTCAGCTCTGAAGGTATTATACGTCCGCCAATCTCTACAACCATAGGGACATCATGCAGTTTCTCGTTGTCCAGCCAGTCCTTCTTTATCCAGTTTGTCTCTGATATCGGGTTGAAGTCGGCAATAATCTGCTGCCCCTTCTTACCACGCAGACGCTTACGTATCTGCTTCAGGTCGGCATACTCAAACTCTGACAACTCTTCAAGCTGAACCCTCTTATAGTTACTGATACCCTTAATCTTTTCCGGATCATCCAAACCTGAGAAGTCAATCTTCGCACCGTTATACAGGCAACGGATTACATTCTGGTTGAACTTGAAGTATTGTGTGATTCCTAACAATGATGCAGCTACCTTATAATCCTCATATATGGTTTTGCTGATGGATGCTCCTACCTTTCTCATCACAAGCGTATTCTCCCCGTCCTGCAATGTCTGTATAAGCACAGCCTGTGCTACACTGAAAGACTTACCCGATGAAGAACCGCCATACAGGATGATGAATCGAATAGTGGCATCATTCAGGTATTTCAGCAGGTAAAATGCATTCGGATTGAGTTTCTTGTGATTTATGAGCATAAATGTTCTATTTTTTAGAATTTTGAGAGTATTTTTTGTATAACCCCCGTATTTTTTCTAATACAATTATTCCATTTTTCAGATTTTACTCTTCTTCTTTATCGAAACCTATGCGAATTTCATTGATATTTCCACCTTGATTACCTCCTATGGAAATCTGTTGTGGCGCGTTCCATCCGTTCATGCTGGCCAGAAGCTTCGCCGCTTCCACCTTACCGTTGAACTCATAGCTTACCTTACCCTTGTCATTGCTTATCTTCTTCATGGCATTTCTCACACGCTTCGGCATCTGACTGGGAGATTTCAACTTTATCTTTCCTGTTACAGGATCTACAAGATACAAATCGTTCGGGTCCATCATGACAATATCCATGAGAACCTTTTCCACCTTATCACGGCTAATTTTCGATGCTTCTGCACGTTGGGCCCTCAATTCGTCTATCCTTGCTGCAACCTTGTTACTTGCCAGCATCCGGCTTGCATTGCTCCATATCGTCTCAGGCTGCATCTTTGATGCGTCATAGGCCATCCTGTATGCTTCACTTGCATTACCGTCACAGTCAAGGTAATAATTGCAGAACTTTTCCTGTTTTTCGGTCAATTTCCTCATAGGCTAATGGTTATTAATGCCGACGATGCAGATTACCTGTTTTCGGTCTTTCAGCAAATCGTAGGCTGCTGTTAATGTACTTCCTGTCGTGCAGATGTCATCAAAGAGTATTACTCTCTGTTCCTTAATTGGCCGGAGAAGATAAAACTCAGGATTGATACGTGTCCTGTTGAGGCACTGCATTGCAGATTCATAGAATTTTATTTTCACCCCCTGGGCAATTTTTTGGCAAATGTCAGTGGCGAAATGGTACTCTGTGATGTGCCTGCGCTTCGGTGTGGTAATTATGCACCATTCATCGTCCGGCCGTATCAATGAAAGTATCAGTTCCGTAGCGGCTTCCGAAATGACTTCTGCACACTCACCCGAACTCTTGATTTCCTCAAATTGGATTCCATCCTTTGTCCTTGCAAACAGGGATATGTAATAAAACCCGCCCTTACGGTGGATTCTTACTTTAGGCTGCATGTTGCATAACCTTTCGTATTTCCTCCAGCCGCGGGCGGGTTTGTCCCAGTCATCAATCCTTATCTTTCTACCTTTCCTCACAGCCAAAAACCTTTGCTATCCCTTTACTGACTGAGGTGTAATTCAAAGGTACTGAAAAAATACCTTCATCGACAGATTGTACAGGATTGTCGAATTCTCTCTTTTCGGAAACACACTGAATATCAACGCCATTGTATTTCCTTACTTCTTCCGCAAATTGAAGTATTGTACAAGATTCAGGATTGACAATGTTTACCAGCTTCTTGTCAGAACCTATCGCATATATCAACCCGTCCACCACATCATCTATGTAGGTGAAGCACCTGGTGTTCATTCCTCCATTATACAGACTGACCTTTTCCGAATTCATGAGAGCATAGAGAAGAGTCCCTTTCCGCTGGTCAGGTCCGTACACGTTATGAAGGCGTACACCAGTCGCATTCCTACAATAAATTGAAGCATAGACTTCATCAAAATGTTTGCTTACACCGTACATACTTGTCGTGTTGCATGGATTTGCGGTGGAAGAACTTGCATACACCAGTTTCACACCGAAGCGCGTACATCCGTCAGCTATCGCAACGAATGAATCAATGTTGTCACGAAGTATTTTTTCATGATCCGAATTGAAAACGCTGGTCTGTGCGGCAAGATGTATAACAGCATCGATTCCACCCCCGGCCAGAAGGCACGGAACGCCGGCAGCTTCAGTTCCACACACACGGTCGATACCGACCACTTCAACACCACGACTTCTCAGATTCTTGCAGAGGGCTTTACCTATAAAGCCTTCACTGCCGGTTACGACAATTTTCATCATCACAGCTTGTTTAGAATTTTACATAAAACATTCAGTATGTTACCCAGTAACATCACTATTATTATCATAAGTGCGGTATCCTGCTCAACCATCCCGATGGAATAGCAGAACAGGACAGCCACAATCATAAATATTACTCCTTTGGCCTGATAATGTTCCATCAGGACTTGATATTAAGTTCGTACTCATATCTGCTGACGGTCTTATATCCGGTAACAAGTACACGTTCACCGGAATACAGGCCGGATATGGTATTCTCAATCACATCAAGAGATACACGCTCGTCAAACTTCAGGAACACCCTTCCTGGAACTCCACCAGCGACGAATGAGACAAAATAATATGTTCCACGCTCCCAGTAGAACACATATAGGATGAGAAATGAAACTACCACAGAGGACAGATAAACCCAACTGGACGGTACATCAAAACCTCCTAAGATTATCAATGATGATAATACCATTGATACAATTGCCCACTCTAACAGATTGATGAGCAGGCCTACAACTTGTTTTTTCTTTGCTTTCATAAATCAATTTTTGCCGGTTAATAATTCAATTCAAAATCATACATTAATGCTGTTCATTTACTGCAGTGCTTCGCATATTTTCTCTATGCATTCAGTATTTTCTTCGTTTAACCATTCCTTGGCCACATTCCACGCAATGCTTTTACTCGCTTTGAAATTATCAATTCGAATACTATGGTGAGACAATTTTCCTTCTGTCGGTTTCAATCCTGAATCATGCAATTCACATAAACCGTCTTTGTAGAATGTACACCAGTCTCCTTCTTGTTTGGCCTGTATCATCGGTACGGGCATATCAACTACCCCCATAAGGATTCCTACATACCATTCCGTTGCTGCAAGCCTGTCTTTATATCCGGCTTCGATAAGCCTTAAAACATCTTGCGGAGTACCCAAACAAGGCGTATGACATTGCTGCTTACATAACTTGCATTTACACTGTATCGGTTTGCGGCCGGTTTTTCTGATTATTCTTTGTAACTGAGTTTCTTTAATAAGTAAGCTCATTTTGTTTCCTCCATATTAAAATCCCAAAAACTTAGTTTCCCTTTCACATTTTGAATCGGCTTATCAAATAGTACTGCATCTTTCAGCACCCAGTTCCAGCAACCTTTCTCAGCCCACACTGAAGGATGGTTCTGTACGCAGTCGGCTATAACCACGCTGCCGATGATGGCACCCTTCGGAAGATACTCATTATCTCCGTAAAGTTTATTCTTGTGAGGAAATACTCTCTCTAACTGCGTTTCTGTTAGTGCGCTCCATCCCTCCTTGACTGTAGTCTTTGAAGCATGTATCAGTACCCTTTGGCCGATATACTTCTGAGGACACTTCCATGTTCGGTTTTCGATGTCTTTTATACCGTGAGCGATTAGGCTTGCCCACGGTTGTTTGATGGATATTGCTTTCATTTCTTATCCTCTAATAAATCAAGTATTTGATAAAGAGCAGATTCAAGTGTAGCAACCCTATCCTCCATGTCGACCTTATAGTCTTCGATTTCTCCATCCTCATAGAGTGTATTACATCCCTCATCTTTTGAAGAGGAATATTCGATAGATTTATGACATATTGAAGATATATTGTTTAATACTTCGTTTACAGATTCTCCACCTACAGTCACTTCAACTGTAGTAGAAATTTTTGTCTCAACCTTCTTCATAATTATCACTTTCTGTAATACTCAACAATCGTTTTATTCAATGCTTCGATGATAGCAAATGTCAGTGTAACAGGCATCTCACTTGTAACCATCTTCTTTATGTACACTTGACCGTCCCTGTATTCAAGAACGGTATCAAGCTCAATTATTACACTATTTTCTTCCATAACTATTCATTTTGGTAATCATTCAATTTCTCCGAACGATTGGTTTCAAGATGATTTGCTATCTCATTCATGGCTTCATTCCAAGGTATATTCCCAAGGTATTTTAAGCAGGCATCCCAACCTGCTAAAAATCCTTCGCTAAACTCATCTGCACAGCAATCTTCATCACAGTCATGTGCTATGTTATCTCCATCGCAAAATCTACAATAAGCACGTTCTTCACAAGCATACTTTCCGTTACACTGATAATGATCGTGAACGGCTTCCCTAAGCATTTCTTCCTTTCTTGTCATATTCATTCCTCCATATTAGGTTTTAAATCTTCTACGTATGCCCATCTCTTAAATGGGTATTTGTCCAATATCCGTTTTAAATCATTTTCATCTTTAACTTGAAAATCAAACCAATCCTCGTTTACAACATGTTTGTTATATTCTGGTAATTCTTTGTTAACATCATGCCAAGCGTTGCTGATGCGCCATTCTGCTCCTTCCATGAAATCGGCCATACAGACCTGTTCATAACCAGCTCTCCAAAGTGGACGACAAGCTTCTTTGGCATATTCTTCTGCCGCCTTTTTAATGTCTTCTTTTGTCATATTTATCTTCTTTTCTTGATTTTAATTTGTCCGTGTTCTCTATACAAAGGATTAAATTCCTCATCACAAAGAATCGTATCATATACCTGTTCATACGAATATCCAGGGAAATGTTCTGCTATTTCAGGAATAGTATAGTCTTTCATTATCAGTTCACGACATTTATCCCTGTTAAGCTCAACAACTTTGTAAGGCTCATCCTTGTAACGTCGTGACTGCTCACGACGAATTTCTCTCTCATTCTTGAACCATTCCTTAGTTTCTATTACTCCCCAACGACCTAATGTACGTGACAAAGTATTTCGGTCAACATTAAAGTTCTTTGCCAATCTCCGCAAAGGAACACCCCAGTTATATTGCTCGATTACACGTTCTTTAACAGGATCAAGTTTCACAGAGTCTGACAAACGCCCTATAGGTCGGCCTACCAATATACCAAGTTTCATCCTTAGTCTAAGACCTTCCTTTGTTCTCTGCCTTATCATCTGCCTTTCTATTTCGGCTGATAAGCCAAAAGCAAATGCAAGCACCTTACTCTGAATATCGTCACCCAAAACAAACTTATCTTTTACAGTATAAATGATGCAGCCCTGCTCCATGCAGAAGTGAAGAATATCCATCACCATGTACAGGTCACGACCGAGACGACTTATCTCGCTACATATTATCACATCTTCCTTTTTTACCTTCTTCAAAAGTGGGCCAAGGTTACGCTTGTCCGGATCTTTTCCTCCGCTTACCCCTTCATCGGTAATGTAGCTGTCTATGTTCCATCCTCTTTCTGATGCAAACAGTTCAACTCCTTGCCGCTGCGAATTAACGTCCTGCTCATCAGACGATACTCTCAAATATCCGTATATCATATTATTGCGTTTAGAAAATCATCGGCTTCCTTGCCGTAATGCTTGGTTACTATCTCTGTTATTGACATGACGTTCCATTCATCAGGATAAGTCTTCTCTATCTGCTTGCCAAAGCGTGTGATGTCTATCGTAATATATCCATTTATTAGCGTTAACAAGCAGTCCCTCATGTACTCAATGCGTATATCCGGGAAAAAGCGGTGGAAATCCTCATGAAAACTGAACGTCTCGTTTATCTTGTATCTTTTCCTTCCCATACTTACTCAATTAAGTCAAACCATGTATTGTCATCCTCCCAAAACCATCGGAAACCACCAGCATGATGACATTTCCCATCGCAACAACGCCTAATATTGCGGCTGCATACTTCAGTCTTGCGTCCAGCCTCATTTGACGATGGATATATACCCGCAATTTTACCATCAAGAATGGCAACTACAGGTTTTGCATTCCACCCAGCAATCACATATCCTCGTTTTAGATTCTTCATTCCAATGCGTTTTACTCTCTTTGCTTTACGCATATCCATGTAGTCACTCCATTTTTTCCCCTTGTTGAAAGGAACATGTCCTTTCATGAAACGCCCGTTTACAGCATTGCGCGTAAGACGTTGTGGTGGTATATATAGTTCTCCTCTTCCCATTCTTTCTCCTTTCCACCTATCCCAGCAGCCACTACATGACTGCCAGGAACAGGTAATATAATTTAGTTTTCATTGATTATCTTTTTTATAATACTCAACAATCGTTTTATTTAATGCTTCGATAATATTGAATGTCAGTGTAGCCGGCATTTCGTTTGTAACCATATTCTTGATGTACACCTGACCATCCTTGTATTCAAGAATGGTGTCAAGTTCTATTATTTTAGATTCTTCATTCATTCTTTTAATTGTCTTACAATTGTATCAATACACATATAAACAATCATAAAACGAATAATGGATTCGCTTCTGTCAGCGTTAATCAAATCTGCAATCACTGCCGTAACAATTTCACAGATAATTATGATTATTGTTGCTTTTACGTAGTATTTCATCACTTTTCCTTCTTCATTTTCTTATCCATCCATTCAACAGCATCCTGTATGGATGAAACCTTCTTAAACTCACGTGTAACGCAGAATGTCATGTACTCACAGATAGTTTCTCCCCCATCATTAAAGTAAATGTTGTATGCTCCAGTGCTATTTGCTCCAGTACACGGTATCTCAAGTTCCAAAGCCTTCAATGCTTTTTCAGCATCACAAGTGAAGTAAGCATATATATCATGCGAAACCTCCTTGCATCCAGTCAATTTGACAATGTTTGCCATTTTCTTTCCTCCTTTTTTCTACAAATTGTTCAAGTCTCTTCTCACACTCAGCACACTCGATTTTCTTGCGCTCCAGTTTCTCCCGGAACTTAACCAGCTCCTCGTCCGTATTCTCGTCAAAGAACAGATTGTTCTGATGGTTGTGTTCTATGTATTCATTCATCTTGCGTTCTGCTTTTGTTATCTGGGCTTTGGCCGAAATCAGCTTAGACAGGCAAGAACTCACTTCAAGCGACTCTCCTGAACGCTTGTCGTAGAAGTACAGGCTTGTAGATACAATCTGTTTGGGGTATTGGCACTGTAATTTCGCCATCCTCCATCTGATTACCCATTGGTACCTGAAATACATCTCACGGGGAAGATTGTAGTGATATAAGCTTACTTGTTTTTCTGCATATCCGTAGTAAATATTTACTTCAACCCATTGCTCAATCTTCAGCTCCTTTTCTGCTTTGGCCAAATCATTTGCATACTGATAAAAACCGCTCACGCATTCCTGCTTTCCCATCTCACTTATTAATTACTATTGCTATAGTTTTAGTTCCAGTTCCGCTTTCAAGGAATGCACCTTCTTCAATCTCGAATTTCTTCCCTCCATTATCCTCCAGCCATTGTCTAAAATCCTTACACTCAGATTCACTTCCAAATTCCCAGTGAGGACCAGTTATTGCAGCCAGGACACCGCCGGGATTTAAACACTCATACATACGCCTTACATGCCGAATGTCCTGATTTTTACTGAATGGTGGATTTGCTATAATCTTATCATACTGTGCAATATCACACTTCGTGAAGTCATCTCCAAGAATACGTATATTATCCTTTTTCGATAGAATTTCTTTATTCTCAGGCATAAGTTCATAGCAATCTACAATTACGTCCGGACAGCTTCGATGAATCGCATCTATGATAGCACCAGTACCAGCACTGGGTTCCAGCACCTTTTCATCCTCATGAACACCTCCTGCAAGCATTACAAGCCAGTCTGCAACTTCGGGAGGTGTTGCAAAAAACTGGAAGTCCTGCTGTAAATTGCACCGCTTACCTTCATGAAGAATAGAGAATACACGATCGGCGTTGAATGGAAACGTGAATCCCTGCACCTTACCGCCTTGCCAGCTTCCACCAGCTTCTTCAATCCATTTCTTTGCTTCAGCATAGGACTTCTTATTAAATTGTACTTGAGGAAGTTTTAAAACATTGTCCTCAAGCGTGCAGTGCATGAGGATTTCCTCCACACTCCATTTACTTCCCGAATCATCCTTATTGCGCTTGTTGTTCTGCTCCAGTTCGTCACACCCCAACAGACGATTCAACGACTTCTGCACTTTCACACTTATTTCTGCCATCCTTGACATCCATTGCAGGATTGCAGTCATAAACTCCAAATCCACGTGTCCGGTCTCATCGTAAATGTTTTCCCTGTCTATCAATTCCGGAAGGTTATCCATAAACATGAAGCTACCATACAACGCTTCTATTAAATTCTTTTTTCTGTTCGTCATAACTTTTCTGTAAATAAATTCTTGTCGTATCAATACTTCCGTGTCCCAACAGGTCTGCCAACTGTACCACGTCATTGTTCTTTTTCAGATACATTTTTGCGAAGAAATGCCGGAAAGCATGAGGATGCATCTTGCTTCTATCTATTCCGCACTTATCGCCCCAGTCTTTCATTGACTGGCACAAGCTCCGCTGTGTCAGCCTTCCGCACTTACCAACTGCTACATATCCTGTCTTGTGACTCTCCTTTACGTATGCTTTTACTTCCGCCTGTAACTGCCTGCTGAAAAAGAACCTCCGGTACTTGTTTCCCTTTCCCTTTAGAGTGACTTCACCGGAAAGGATGTCCTCCCACTTGAATTGGAAGAACTCGCTTACCCTAGCCCCGGTTGTAGCCAGTATCTTGATGAAGAAGTACCTGTCCCTGTTAGGACAAGTTTTCAAATACTCAAGCAGCCGGTTGTATTCGGCTTCTGTCGGAACATTCTCCGTATTCAACTCCTTCTTGAACTTCGGGCGCTTCAACTCTATTGGCTTTTTCATCCATTTGCTGAAACGTTCAAGTGCGGTAATTCGTAGGCGTATTGTTCTGGGAGACAATCCCTCATCCTCCAGCATCCGTACAAAACGCTTGTAATTGTCAACTGATACCTCGTTGGCGTATTCGAAATATTTCTTAATTGAAAATGAATATATTTCAATAGTGTGTGGAGAGTAATCTTCATCCTGCGTAAGGTAATACACAAATTCATTCATCAGTTTCATGTTCTTTTCAGAAA